GTCCTAACAAGTTCTTCAACAACTGTTACTTACTTCGCGCAGAAGCCGACACCCGCGAAGATTGGGCTAACCTTTCTTGGAAGGCAGAGTCCTGCCTGATGACTGGCGGCGGCATTGGTGTTGACTACTCCATCTATAGACCATCCGGTTCAAATATTGCCAAGACTGGTGGCTTTGCTTCGGGTCCAATTCCAAAGATGGAAATGATCAACGAAATCGGTCGGCGAGTTATGCAAGGTGGTTCTAGGAGATCTGCAATTTATGCATCTCTGAACTGGCAGCACGGCGACGCACAAGCATTTCTGGCAGCCAAGGATTGGCACTCCATGCTAGTTGGTAAGACTGGCAAGTCTCTCTGGGATATCAAGCAGGACGACTTCAACTTCCCCGCTCCACTGGACATGACGAACATCAGCCTGAACTACGACACAGCTTGGCTGGAGAACTACAAAACGACTGGCGATTATGGTGCTACGTTTAAACAGAATGTAAAACAGGCAATGGAGTCTGGTGAGCCGGGCTTTAGCTTCAACTTCTATGAACAAGAAAACGAAACACTACGCAACGCATGTACAGAGGTGACCAGTGCTGATGATTCTGATGTTTGCAATCTTGGTAGCATTAATCTTGGACGCATAGAGTCTTTGGATGAGTTTCGTGCTATAGTAGAACTTGGAACCAAATTCCTAATCTGCGGAACTTTGAAAGCCAAATTGCCATACGCCAAGATCTATGAAACACGAGAGAAAAACCGTCGTCTCGGCCTTGGTCTGATGGGTATGCATGAGTGGCTCATCAAGCGTGGATATAAGTACGAGGTTGTTCCTGAACTTCATCAATGGTTAGCTTCTTATAAGGAGTTGTCAGATAAAGCGTCAAGAAATACGGCTGATCGTTTTGGGGTGTCTCGCCCTGTTGCTAATAGAGCTATTGCCCCTACAGGTAGTATCGGCATTCTCGCGGGTACTTCTACAGGCATTGAGCCAATATTTGCAGTAGCATATAAGCGCAGATACCTTGTTGGCGAGTCAACGTGGAAGTATCAGTATGTGATCGACAGCGCAGCACAGGAAATGATTGACCTTTACGGCACAGATCCTAAAGACATTGAGTCTGCGATTGATCTTTCTGTTGACTATGAGCGTCGTATTAAGCTTCAATACGATGTTCAGAGCTACGTAGACATGTCTATTTCATCGACCATTAACCTTCCTTCGTGGGGTTCAGAGCATAATAACGAGGATAAAGTGCCCTTGATGGCTGAAACACTCGCTAAGTATGCTCACGGGCTACGTGGATTTACGTGTTACCCAGACGGGTCACGTGGTGGTCAGCCACTTACGTCAGTGCCGTATCATCTTGCGATCCAACACTTGGGCGATGAATTCGAAGAAGCTGTTGGAACTCACGATATCTGTGATATTTCTGGAAAAGGCGGCTCTTGCGGTGTATAACACACTTGCATTTCATAACGAATCAGTCTACGGAGTATAGTGTATGTCAACCACTATCTTCCGTAGGACTTTAACATGGACGAAGTAAATAATCCGAAGCACTACGCTTCTGGTAGGAAGTATGAGCCAATTGATATATTGGAAGCATACTTCCCTCAAGAGCCACTTCTGTGGCAGGTTATAAAGTATTGCTCTAGGTTCAACCGTAAATCAGATCCACTTATTGACCTTAAGAAGGCAGAGTGGTATTTGTCTCGCAAGATAAACAAGATTCACGCTGGTGAAGAATATTTTCACTGCGTAAGTCCTGTTATTATGGTTGACGCGATAATAAGCGACTGGTTTGACTCTTATGGTCAAGATCCAGTGGCAAAACATGTATCTGAAGTAGCACGTCGTCTTATGGCGTGTGTACATCATATGCATGAAGATGGTGATATCTTTGAGCTTTCTTTAGCTTTAACAGAGCTTCAGTTTGCAATTGATATGCTTAGTCAACAAAGTTTTTCAAAGAAGTATGATGTTGAAGATACTTCTTTGACGTTTGATGAATATCAAGATGATGCTTTGTTGACCGCCATCTATCCAAATCATATTAAGCTAATGTATCCTGCTCTTGGCCTGTGTGGAGAAGCAGGTGAAGTCGCAGAGAAGATCAAGAAACTCTATCGTGACAGCGATGGAGAAGTTACACAGGAGTTTAAAAACTCACTATGCAAGGAGTTAGGAGATGTTCTTTGGTATGTTTCTGCCCTTAGTAAGGATGTTGGACTCAGCCTCAATGAAGTTGCGTTCGGAAATCTTGCAAAGTTGGCAGATCGACAGTCAAGAGGTAAACTTAAAGGAGACGGTGATGAACGCTGAAACAAGTATTAATATTGATATCTTCCCAGAGCTTGACGATGAAGGTATTTCATTGGTCATGGTTTTCCCTGATGATGGCAGCACTGCTGAATTCTTCTCGTGGGATGATATCATTGAAGACATGTTTGAAATGTCTTCGCTTGAAAACGATGGTAAGATTCCAGACGCGGATAAAGAATATCTTATGAGTGTTGCAGCATCTATGAGTGATGCTGCTAATACAATTCGGACTCGTGTAATTGAATCAATTTAATATCAATAGTCTACAAGAACTACACCGGGCTATTGAGATTCTGCAGCGTAAAGAGCAGGTCGAAGCAGCCCGGTCAAGTCTTGTAGAGTATTGCAAGTTGCAGTACGACGGATACAAAGACCCACCACACATTAAGCTGTTGGCTGAAAAGCTTGAAGCTGTAGAACGTGGTGAAATTAAAAGACTAGCAATTTCATTGCCACCAAGGCATGGAAAGTCTGCTCTTACTTCAGAAAACTACCCAGCTTGGTTTTTAGGAAAAAATCCTAGTAAGTACGTAATCTTCGCGACATACGCGCAAGAACTAGCGGATGACTTTGGACGTAAAGTACGTAACCAGATCCGCGATGAAGAACTTTACCAGAAGATATTTCCCGGAACGTTTCTAAGCGGAGACTCTCAATCTGCTAGACGCTTCATGCTCAACGACGGGGGTACATACTTCGCCGTTGGTGCTGGTGGTCCAATTACGGGGCGTGGTGCTCATCTTCTAGTTATTGATGACATCATTAAAGGACGCGAAGACGCAGACTCATCTGCTATTCGTAGACAGGTTATTGATTGGTATAAGTCAGTAGCGTATACTCGTCTTATGCCCGGTGGTGCAATTATTATTATTGGCACGAGATGGCACGAGGAAGATCTAATTGGTTGGGTTATTGCTAATTCACCTCATGAACAATGGGACGTCGTCAACCTACCAGCCATCGCAGAGGAAGATGATGTCCTTGGTCGAGAAGAAGGCGAAGCTCTTTGGAAAGAGTCTTATCCTGTTGAGCGTTTGCTTGAAATTAAAAACACAGTTGGAAGCAGAGAGTGGTCTGCGCTATTTCAACAAAGTCCTACAGCGGAAGATGGAAATATATTCAAGCGCGATTGGTGGCAGTGGTGGGACAAGTCTCAACCGCCAGACTGTGAATATGTAATCCAATCATACGACACTGCTTTCTCTACAAAGACATCAGCAGATCCAACGTCAATACAAACATGGGGCATATTTCTTAAGGACGACGGACCACACGCAATACTTCTGCATCGTTTAAACAGACGAATGGAGTTCCCGCAGCTACGTTCGGAAGCTCAACAGTTGTATAAGGACTGGAAACCTGATAATGTAATCATTGAGAAGAAAGCTTCAGGTCAATCTCTCATACAGGATCTTCGTCGTGCTGGTATTCCCATTAACGAGTATTCTCCAGACCGGGATAAAGTTTCACGAGCACATAGCGTCGCACCACTTGTCGAGTCTGGTAGAGTTTGGATTCCAAAAAAAGCTTGGGCTGAAGATTTTATTAACCAACTTACATCATTTCCTAACGGTCGTAATGACGACGATGTAGATGCATTTACACAAGCCATGATCAGGCTTAAGTCTGGGTGGTTCTTGCAGCACCCAGAAGACCCGGAAGAAGCAGACTACGAGGTTCCTACTAGGAAAGCTTACTGGTAGCATTTCGTTGACGTTTTGCAAGTTACATGTTATAGAATACTTATTGTGCTGCGTTTAAACGCACAGTGTTTATGGAAAAATCTTTCAAATGGTAGATACAGCCGTAGTGCTTAATGATATTGGCGACAATCAAGAGACTGAAATTATTATAGAGCCAGATGGTTCTGTAATTATTAACGTTGGGCCAGAAGACTCTGAAGAGCCTGAGTTTGAAGATAATTTAATTGAATACATGGAATCTGAGGATGTCGAGGAAATTGCATCTGACCTTATCGATGGATTCAAGAACGACCTAGAGTCCCGCAAGGATTGGGAAGCTACATATAAAGAGGGTATTGAGATCCTCGGTCTTAAGCTTGAAGATGTAGACTATCCATTTCCGGGGGCTTGTGCCGCGCATCACCCAATGATGCTTGAAGCAGCTTTGCAATTCCAAGCACGTGCAATTTCTGAGCTATTCCCTGCTGGTGGACCAGTAAAATCAAAACTTATGGGCGTAGCGTCTCCTGAAACACTATCTCAGGCTGACCGTGTACGCGATTACATGAACTATCAACTAACAGAAGAAATGGAAGAGTATTTTGATGAACTTGACACGATGTTGTTCCATCTACCACTCTCTGGTAGCACGTTTAAAAAGACTTATTACGACTATCACTTTGAGCGTCCAGTATCTAAGTACGTTCCTGCAGAAGATTTCGTAATTTCCTACCACACGACAGATCTTAAAACTTCCCCAAGGTTCTGCCACATCATTCGGATGGACGAAAATGAAGTTCGTAGGCATCAAGTTAGC